ATATAACACTCTCTTCCCACGCTTCTTATACTCTTGCATAATCTTAATAGGGTCGTATTGTGTTGGATATGTTCTGCCAAAGATAACTGTATCTGGCCAATTAAGTAAGTCTTCAGGAAACTCTGTTCCCATAGCTACTTGTTTAATTGCGTGTCCTCTGCTTCCCAAAGCATCCGATGGAATGCTCTGACGATGCCACCAAATGCCGTGTTGCCAGCATAAGACAGAATCGGTAACGAACAAGATTTTCATAAAGTTTTTAGGAACTCAATGAACTTAGAGTTCTCGTTAATCATATTTTGTTTTTTAACTAACTCTCCTCTACAACTTGCTATATACTCTTTGGAGCCACCGTTTAAAATTCTAGCTGTTTCATATTCTTCTAGAATCTTATTAACTTCGTTTAGATAGCGATAGCGTCTCATTAATTTTAGCTTCGCTTTTAATCTAAGGTATTTTGTTATTAGTCTCATATAGTTATTTCTCCAATTTTACGCTCAGCTTCCGCATTGAAGTATGGAGCCGAACGTAAAACAACTTATTAAGTCTTATGAATAGTATGCAGAACCGATAGGCATATTAATTCCTCTATCTTGATTCTTTGTAAATACACTTGAACCGTAAACAGTCCAGGTAATAAAGTTAGAACCAATCATATCGTCTTTCTTTCTAATTTCAAGACGAGGTGCAGCCATCATTACTACGTCCATAGTATTCTTTTTACCGAAGTAAACAGATTTAGAAGTAGTTGCTGATAGAGCAGCAGCTGTTACGCCACCAGCTCCAGGAGCTAATGCTGTTAATTTACCTGAAGGAAGGTTGTTGGAAATATAGACTTGGAAGCCCATAAAATCTCCAGCATAACCATTTCTCAAGGTTGCGTCAGCTACATTGTAGCCAACTGATGTTGCTTTGATTTCAATATCAGCAGCAATCTTAGGTGTAACAATTGCACACCAATCACCAGTTTCTTCAACATTACGTTCGCGTAGAACTTTTCTAGCGCCTGCGAAGATATTAATGATATTTGCAGAACCAGCAGAAACTGGATATGCATTTGTGCCTCCTAAAATATCTTCATCGTCAGCAGCTGTAAAGCCGTCTGCTCCTGTGATATTTTTGAAAACATCTGTGTCAATTGTGTTCTTAAGTTGATAAGCAGCTTCAGTAGCTAGCTCAGTTTGCTGACCAACATTGATTGTCAAAGCACGAGGGTCGTCAACATAGAAAGTACAGTGCTTATAGGCTGAAACTACGAGTGTGTCGTAATCCCATTCTTGTGCAGTTGCACTAATTGTTAGACCAGGTGTGTAAGTGGATACAGTTAAGTCTCCAAAATATGGAACGTGAATTGTATCAGCGTACTTTACAGTATCTGATAATTTCATATTAGCTACCTCTAGGGCGACTAATGACTTATACAATGGAACTTGGACCATACTGGACCATAATTCTGGTTGTATCGCACTAACATCATTTGAAATTTGTTGTGCCATTTAATTTATTAACCACCAATAACAACTCGGTCTGTTTTAGGTCTTACTCTTTTATAGCGACCAGCTTCTTCTAATATCTTTTGTTTCTCTTCAATAGTAGCGCCTGCTAGTTTCTCTAATAATCCCTGTGGTTTATCAGCTTCGTCTTGCTTATTGGACGGTCTTAGTGATTTATCTTTAGCGACCTTAGCCTTATAAGCTGATTGCAAAAGTTTAAACTTCTCACTCTTTCGTACTTCGGACAATGTTCTACCAGTAGCTTTATGCTCTTCTGTTAGCCACTCCTGTTCCTGTCTATCCAATCCTTTTAGAGAGGCAGAGATTTCAATGAAATCATCTACGTCTAGTTCGGATGAACTTCTCTGAACTGGTTTGTTCTTCATATTCTTGAGTTCGTCATTTACCTTTTTGAACCGACTATAAGGTACAGTCTGTTCTCCAGTATCTAGTTCTGGATTCGCTGGGGTTTTTTCGTCTTCACTGACGTTAGGGGCTTCCTTCCGTTCCTCGGATGTCTCCTCAACGGTTTCACCTTCGGTTTTTTGAACCTCCTCAACTACTTCTTCAGTAGATGGGTCTGAAGTTCGTTTTTCATCTGACATAATTTTATTGTTTACATTTTAACGGGTTAAGTCCCGAATTATATTAAACCCACGTATTAGGGGTTTTAATTGGTTTTGTACTATCATCCCTTAAAAAGGCAAATAGTTTTTCTAAAACTTTCACTGCATATTTTTTACCGAATACTTCATCCAAGGTGTTACAATCTGTAACGCTATTAACTTCTCTAATTTCTTCCTCAAGCCATTCCTTTAATGCAGCTCCTTCTGAATTTGTTCTAAGAGCCTTTAAAGTTTTTTGTCTTATCTCTTTATTCATTAGATTGTTTGTTGACCTTGACCAGTATTACCGACAGCAGCTGGAGCTGAAACTCCACCACCGCCTCTTTGTTCTGGCATAGCTTGAGCCATAGCGTCTTCAGGGCTTACCTCTTCAGCATCAAAGATTTCAGCAGGATTTACTCCACCGTCCTCTAGCATCATTGATAAGATACCCTTCTTAACTGGGTCCTGTGTAACGGTAGGGTCAGTAGTTATGGCCTGTAAGGCTGCAAACAATGTTGCGTTCCTCACACGAGTGTCAATGCTTTCACCAGTAATATCTATGTCTACGTCATACTTAACGTTTTTATAAAAATCTTTTGGAATAGTTAATTGGAACTCTTTATTTTGTTTGGCTTCTGCCATCACGCCAATTTCAATTACTTTCTTACCTTCAGCATCTACAAAGTTTCCTTTAATGGCTTGTCTAATTATTTCTTTATTAACAAGGTCTTTCTTATGCATATCAATATAATCTGCTAAGTCCTTGCCGACAAGTCTAATAGTATGTTCGGATGTATTGCTCTTTTGGAAGTAAGGGATAATAGCTTCATAAAGCATTTCCTTAACATCCATAGCAACACTTTCTTGTATTTGTTCAAAGTAAGATAATGTTTGTGCTGAAGCTAATTGTGCTGAACCAAGTGGTGTTCCAGCTGGAAGTCTTTCTCCCTGTACTACATCGTATGAGAAAGTAAGCTCATCACGATTACGCATCCACTTCTGGTCTTGCTGATTAAAGAACGCTAGATTTCTATCGTCCATATTAATCGGAGTAATTTCAGATTCAACATTCATAATCTCTCCGTTCCTAACGTCTGTCATTAGATTACGGTTGACTGCGCCATCTCTAGTTTGAAATATTCTTAATGCAGCCCAGAAAGAACTCTTATTCTGTAGGTTGGTATTTTGGTTTTGAGCTATCTGAGGTTCAAATAGTTCTTCCACTACACCAATTCCTAGCCAACGACCAGGTGTTTTGTCTGCGTGGAACTCCCAATAAGGTAATCTCTCGGTCCATTCGTCTGAGCCAAGCTCTACTCCTGGATGATTTGAGATTAAATCTCCCATTTGGTTATACTCGTCTACGCCAACGTCAGCCCAGAAAGTTCTACGATAGGTGTGTTCACCCGTATTCTCGTCTTTAACGTCACCATAGCGCTCGTATAGCCTTATATGGGACGTGTCGTCCATATCATAGTACAAACTTATGACCTCATCTATGTCTGACTGTTTCCAGTTCATTCCTTTAGCAGCTTCTCTAAAATCTGTTGGTGTATATTTGTGGATTTCTGTTACGTAATTAGCCAACTGAAGATTATCAGCAGTCTGCTCCACAATAAAGTTGCGAAGGTCTACAAATTCTGGGGTACCATCAACAACTTTTAGAACTACCGTACCGTATACTGGCAATTCTTTAAAAAGCCTATTAAGGGTTTTACCAAATTGTTTATCTCGCATCCAATACTTTAGGTCTCTTTCCATAAACCAAGTTTTGCTACCATCTTGGCCACCAGCTGTAAGTAATCTGATGTTTTTTGTATCAAAGTCAATAGCCTTTGAAAATACTTTACAAGGATTTCTGTTTATGTTGTAGAAATACTTCTTTTCACCTTCATCGTCTATTGCTCCACTAATATATTGTGAGTTATGGTAGAAATAGATTTGATTTATGGTGTCATATTGATTGAATGACAAACCAGGCACGATGTGAATCTGCTTGGATTGGAAATCCTGTATCTCTTGGTTAATTTGTTTTAACATTTTGGGTCAGTTTAACTGACTATTTCTAAGATTTGGTCAGCAAATTTATCAAGATTACCTGTAATCATAGGGTCTCTGTCAAATAGTCTAGGAGTTTTGGCCTTTAAGAAGGTTAGTAGCTCTTCTTTTTTATTAGTTTTTTTGATTGTTTTCTTTTCTTTTGTTTTAAACATAGTTTTAATTATCTTATTTTTTTTTACAATTACCTTGTTTTCTACCAGTCCTAGGACCTTTTCCTTTTGGACCAGTTTTATCTTTGTTTGGCATATTAATTATATTGAAATTTTCTTATTCTAGTGGGTGTTGCCTGCGCAGCCTGGATTTCGATAATCCTGTCTGGGTTAAACTCCCAATAGGCCAACATAGTAGATATAACGTCATCATCGTGGAATCCTTTAGCTGCCCCAGCTCCTTGCTGGATAGCTCCATCGTTCCAGGTGAAGACTTTCATCTCCTCGGTGGTCTTTTTATCGTAGATTTTTATTTGTTTGTTACGTAGCAACCCTTGAAAATGCTGGATTAGTTGCTGTTTAGATTCATAACTCATTTTGAATCCAAGTTTTTCTGTCTCTTTGTCGTATTTATAGTCTAGTTGTTTTCTTCGGTATACTTTTAGGTCTCTGATTTCCCTAATGAGGGCAGCTCCTGCTGCATTAGCTTCAGGGATTATCAGAGGTTTGTTGTATCTATAGTAAAGTAACTTGATTTTGTCAGCTAAAGCAGTGATTGTTACCTTTCCGTTGAATTTAGCTACCTTTTTTCCTGTAGTGGAGATAACTGTTATGGAACCTGGGTCTACTACACCCTCTGAAGGGTCTACTCCCATACGATATTCCTCTCCTACTACACATTGTTCGTATATTTCGCATCCTTCTACCATCTCAACTGGTAGTTTCCGCATAGTTTCTAAATAATTTACGTGTTCTTTTGCAAATACTGTACCATTCATCATCAAATCTGTAGTCCATTCTCCTTTAACAAACCTTCTAATGTAATCTTCTCCCTTAGCTTCTTGGTCTTCTATATAATCATCTGGTAGATTCTCCCTATTATCGTACATTGAACTCTCATATAAGATGTAATTGGGTTTAGGGTTAGCCACGAAGTGTTCATAAGCCCAGAAATTAGCTGGATTACAGGTCATATTACCCTGTCTGAATGGTATGTCGGCTTTACCGCCTACTTTCTTACGTCTTAAACGGGCATTTAAGGCATTAAATACGCTATATTCTACTTCTTCTAGCTGGTCAATGAAGAAAGCTCCCAAATTTAAGGACTTTACCTTCTGTTCTGCCTTCTTAATATCAGCCGCACCACCCGATTGCATAGCATCTAAGCCAAATAAGATAATCTGGCTACCGTTCTTGAAGTTAATAACGCCATCCTTTACACGATACTCATACCAACTCTCTGGCATAAGCTCAAATAAATCAGGTAGAATAGCTCTTTCAATATCTGAAATGGTTTTTCTTCCCAACAGAATACGATTCCCAGGGAAACATCTGGCAAAAAGAACCAACTTTATATACAGCGCTAGGGACTTACCTGAACCAAAACCACCTGCGTTTAGGCAATAACGGTTAGTGAAGTCTGAAATGAACAGCGCTTGTTTATGGTTGAGTTTATATTTCTTCCCTTTAAGGGTAATTTCATCCAGTTGATACCCTTCTAGAATCTGCAACCCTAGTTTTTCGTAAGTATCTTGGTACATATCTTATCCTCTTAGTTTATATATAAATACTTAATCAACGGGGTTTTCGCCTCTCACCCTCAACGATGACCTATGCGAATAACTAGCCTTTTCGTAGCTCGTAGTGCCATTCCTACACGGATTAAGTATTATATCCGACTTATGTGTCTCTAACCCTCAGATTAGTTTCCACTGCGTAGTTTATATTTACAACTTTCCCAGAGTGCGTCTATTAGTTCTTTCTTTTTAAACCTCATCTCATCTAAATCTTTTAATGCTAACCACCAACTTTTTAATACCTTAATTGGCTTCTTACTTAATAAATTTGGGTTAATCACTCTGCTAATTTCCTCTAAGTCATCCCCTAGAAATTCTATTAAGATTCCAATATTAACAAATTCCCAATAAACTATATCTCCATAATCACCCCACTTCATAGCAATTGTAAACTTTTCTACCTCTTTTTTATTCAACTCATCCCATTGTTTTTTTGTTATACTTTGACGCATACTCTTTTAGAATAATGACCAATCGGATATTTCCTCCCCTTTAGTGGAGATTGTTTTCCTTTGTGATGTAATATAGTGTGGTCTTTAGCACTTATTACTTCCAAGTTATTTAAGTTATTATTTAATGGGTCTTCGTCTTTATGATGAACATACTCACATCTCTTTAGTTTTCTACCTATATATTGCTCCATTAAGTGTCTGTGTTCTCTTATTGGCTTACTATTAACCCAAATCACTCTATAACCGAAAATATCTATATGTCCACCTTTATACTTTGGATGATTCTCTCCTCGTGGCACTGAATCCTTTCTACTTCTAATAATATCTTTACAAGCACGATATACAGTAGAATAACTAACACCAACCATTAAAGCTACTTCTCTAGTAGATAACCCAGATTTATATAGTTTTCTTATTAGTTGTTTCATATTACTCTAGTGTTACAGTTTTCTTAGCTTTCTTTACTTCCTTTAGTTCATATATAGCTATTTCACCACTTTCTACTTCGTTTATGTCAGTAGAAGCATTAATCCATTTATAGTTTCCAAGGTTTTCTTCTT